TGCCAATTCCTGCCTCGCAGTCCCAAGTACCGTCCCAGGATCTACGGTATCCCCCGCGTAGGTGTAGATGTCGGTGTAGGTCTGTTTGGTCGCATCCGACTTCGAGCCGGCCGCGAATACCCCCTCCGTTGTCTCTCCTGTGGCAGCAAGCAGTTCTCTGGCAAGACCGAGCGAAGTTCCATAGGTCACGGCGTCGGTAGCGTAGATATACTTTTCCGTGATGTAAGCGCAGGCAGTTCCAGAGGCTAGGACATTGCCGCCGCAAAAAAAAGCTGTATCTGGGATTGATCGCGCAGCCCCCACACTGCCGGCAGACGATACCGGCCGCTCATCGTCCGTTGTCCATGCATAGACCGCCGCCGCTGTATTCCTGACGGTGAGTTCCACTCCAAGCGTCCCATCGTTTGCGACAATAAAGCGACTGTTATTGACCTCGAACGGCTCAGAGGTCCAAGATAGTTGTATGTTTGTGATCGCTACCGCACGTCCTGTCATCGCCTTGAACGCTGTCAGTTTGCACGGCAGAGTCCCCGTAGTTCCGTATCTCGTCCGCAGCAATTCGATTTTCGCTAATCTCTGTGCTTGAGTGCCGGAAGTCACGAACGGCGAAAGATCCATATCGCGCCAGACTCGTTCCCCGTTATCTTCGTTGAGATATACCGTTCCGAGGTTTGGTGGGAAATCGGTCGGTTGCCAACTGCTATTTGGATCAGTAAATGTGCCTCGCACCCCGTTACAGTTCTCTCGCCTGGAAATAAGCGGCACTACACGCGGGGATCCGGCGAGATCGCCCTCATTTAAGGTTACAGTCGGAGATTCGTAGGCGCCAGCGTGAATATGCCAACCGCTGCTTGCCGAGATCGCATAGCCGGCCATAGCAGAAAGAAGCCTCTGTAGAACCTCTTTCGGCTGCGCGCTAGCGAGAAATGCCCCATTGACTTCGTAGCGTGGTTCGGTTGCCGAAGGCGAACCCGCCAACGCCACGGTTTCATCACATACGTTCGCTGCGCCCGTCAAGTCGGCATCATCAATCTCCACATCATAATCGGCTGCCAGACCGTAGCTCGTGTTAGTCAAATAGTTGGATACCCACAATGCAGCATTCGCGCTATAGGCAGTCGTCAGCGGGCTTGTACGATGATCGTTTATCAGAGCGCCCTGCACCACTGCGGTTATATTCGGCACTCCATTCGGAAACAGATCCGGGTTAGCCGTAAGTTTGACGTATATTTTCGTCTTGCCTGTCTGCCGGTGGGCATTGGTCCATAATCCATCAGACTCCGTTACCAGATCGGGGAACGGTTGGCCAGATTCGGCACCGAGCGATTTCTGGATGCGGCAGAATTCCGCTAATCTTCCAGTAGCATTACCGTCTGCATCTAGCGGGATGATTTCGTCGTCGAAGTAGATGTCGCCGATCTGGTTGCAAACATGTCCGCCAAGAGTGATAAGGAGATGAAGATCGCTCCCGACCTGTTCCAGATACGTGATCGCTCCGCCGACCCGCGCCTCGCCGACGATGATTTGCCAGTAAGAAATTGGTTGCCTGATCGTGATCAACCTTCCTCTTCCTGAAGTCGAGATTGCCGTAGAACTGAAATCCGGTTGCTTTGGACTCAAGCTGCGATCTATTAGGGCAGAACTGATCCCGCCAAGAATCAGACTCATCCCGAAAGCAGAGAGGAAAGCGGCGCCGATCGCAGCGCCGGTAATAGCAGCTACCCCGGCGCTTACTGCTCCCGCTAACAGCGCAGCAGCGACGAATGCCGGCATCTAGCCTATCCTCCACGCATGAAGGCAATTAGCGAGCGGCATGAAAAGCAAGCCGGTCTGTCCCAAGACCGCAGCATGACTTCCGACGCATACTCCGAGATGAGCATCATCATCGCGATATTCCAGTACATCGCCACGTCTGGCCAGTTTCGCCGGGATCGGTTCGGTATCAAATAGCTTTGAGAATGCCGCAGTGAATCCTGCTCGGTCATATTCTAGAATCAACTTTCGGGCTTCGCGTTTCGTAGAATAACGTCCCGCCCAGGGCGCCCAAAGATCAATACCGCAGATTGCTTCGATGCATGAACAAGAAAAATGGAAGCAATCATGCGCGCCGAGTACATACACCTCTTCTCTCGCAGACTCGATCGCTTCGACGAGACGAAGATCCCAGTTCTCGATCCTGGTCATTCCCATGTAAGATTCAAATCCTGTAGACTCGGGACGAAATCGAAACCTAGATCGTTCGGATAATCGATCTGCTGATCTTCCGACGTGTAGCGCCTTCCTCGCGGCGTCTCTAAGTCGATCAGACGATCCTCGTATTGAAGCGCTACGGTACAGGCTTCAGGTCCGAGTTCTACTACTACCATATCGAGCTTCCCACGCCTCGCCTGATAGGGATCGGCGATCAAGTCTCCAGAAGCATCAAAAAGGCCGAGCCATATTTTCCCAGGAAGTCCCTGACGTAATAGTGTCATCGCTAGTGTTATTTTATCCGTCGGCAGTCCAGAAATCGTTACACTAAAACCTACGGCTCGGATCTCTGTCGTTTCCTCGATCGGAGATATTCCGAGGAGTTGGCCTCCTCCGGTCCAGGTTTTCCCGTCCCAAGAGATCGAACCGATACCCGTGAAAAGCCTGACGAACTGCGTCGTCGTCGGCGATCCGGCCGCAGCAAACTCTCCTTCATAAAAAATCACGGGTCGCACCGTGCCGGCTGCGATGGCCGAAAGCATCGCTGCGGTAAGATCACGCGTAGTCAAAGCGCCTCCTCGCAAGAAAATTCGATGCCGAAGATCACAGCCTCATCGATACTCCACTGGGAGACATTAGACGATAGGCGCCACAAACCCTTGGCCGCGCTTACGATGATCGCGTCTCCGTTCGCTGGGGAGGACCGCAATCGCGGCCAGATTTCGAGACTCGCAACGTCAAGGACCGGGCTTCCAAGATCCACATCGGCATCCTGAACCATTTTATGTAGATGCGCGGACGATCCCGACCCAAACTGAAGCCAGTCTCCTGATAAGAGAATACCGGCAGTGTTCTGTGTCCATCCCCTGGTACGCAGCGTTTTCCCGGTTTGAGATCCGCCATCGACCACAGGAACTCCAGTTGCAATTCCTCGCGGCGTCTCTCCTACGGGATCGCCCATCAGGAATGTACCTTCTCGACCATTTAGAGCAAGGAGAAATCCAATCCACGTTTCCGCATTTGCGCGCTGCATTGGTGGAAGTTGAACGTCCGCTTCCCACCATTCCCCTTGATGGACATAAACTTGCTGTTCATGCGTGAATGACGACGCAGAGATGGCTACGGTAGATTGTTTGCGAAAGTTAACGTGACGCGCTACTTTTACCGTGGGGAGATTTAACGGATAACTGATCGTCATCTTATTTCCCCAGGGACGACGCAAAGCTACCGCCGCGTCTGGCACCAAATGAGACGGCATTGATTGCACGTCTCTCAATCGAACCGTTGATCTGAGCTACGAGTCGCTCAAGACGGGAGACAGCCTCTACCGATGCGCCGCGCATGTCCACATTAAATATAGGTCCGCCGACGCCATTAGCAGCCAAAGATGCTCCTGCCGGTATGATACGTTCGCCGCGATGCACGATTGCCGCCATATCCTGCGGAACGTAATTCGTTCCCTCTTGAAACTTCGGTAGAATATCCTTGAAAAAGTCGCCTATTGTCGAGCCTATTCCACTCTTCTCCACTATACCGGCAATGCCGACTCCAAGCGGTTCGGTTACGGCTTTGCGCAGCGCAATCTGTGCAATATCACGCGCCAGCCCTCTCAATACGTTGGATAATTTTTCGCCAGACAGAATAGCGTTCTCGAATGCGGAGGAAAAAACAAAACCGAACTCCTTCGCTAGTTCGGCATTCTTGCGCTGGCCCTCAGCGATGTTCGCAAGCATTACTGCACTTGCCTCTGCCGCATCGCGCTGCTCTTGGTCAATAGATTCGAACACCTGACGCCACATTTCCTTCTCGCCTTCAGCGCGCAACTTATCTGCTGCCAGCACGCGATCCTTGATGTGTTCGCTGATCTCGGCGCTTTCTTTGCGAATTCGCTCCTCATCATCCGCTATCTGCCGCTGGATCATGAGGTACTTATTCATCGCCTCTTTGGCTTCTTTATCCGTTTTATCTTTGTGCAAAAATGCCGCAGCACGCGCCGCGGCGGCAGCGGAATCTCCTTCTGAAGATGCGCCTCCTCCAGGAAAAGGCGCGCCCAACAATCCCTCCAGCATGGATTTCTTCGCTTCCAATGTCGCTATTTGAGCATTTACTATCGCAATGTCATCGGCAGAGAAGATCCGCTTGAATAGGTTCATGCCAGCGAAATCGTCGGCAGTTTTCCGCAATGTCGATAGCTTTTGTTCAACAGCATCAAGCGCCGCCTGCGGATTCTTCGCTTCATCCCCACCAAGCGCGAAGAATCTCCCGATTGCCGATACAAATCCATCTGCCCCATCCCTCGCTAAGATCATCTGATTCGTCAACCTAAGCAATGGATCAAGCATCTTCCCGACAATACTATTGACTAGGCCGCCAGTACCGACCAGTTCAGCCCACTTGTCGTTTAATTCATCGGATTTCTCGGCCATCTCCTTCGTCATGCCGGACAGTTTGGTGCCACGTTCAACTATCTCGCCGATCCGTTTGCTTCCTTCCGCAAGCGCCGGCGCTGCGCTCGCCCAGCTCTTACCGAGCGCCGTCGCCATCACCGCCGCACGCTGTTCCTGATCTGGAAGTACAACGAAGAGATCAGACAACTGCTTGAACGCTTCTATCGGATCTTTCGCTGAAATTCCGAGTGCTTTGAATTTTTCCGGGTCTTTCCCAATGTTCACGGATAGCTTGTTAATGGCTTGCGCCATGCTGTCCAAATCGCTACCCGACTGCCTCGCCAATAGGCTCAAACCGGAAAGGCTCTCAACAGAAAGGCGCGTCGTTTTGCTCAGATCATTCAGATGATCGGCCGCGTCTATCGTGTTTTTTATCATCGCAATGAAACCGGCTCCGGCTAATCCAGTTCCAATGATTCCCAGTGCAGAGTTTATTTGCCTCATGGCGCGTTCCGAAGAATGCGCAGCCTTCCCCAGATCCTGCTGGAAATCTGCAGTCTCTGCCTTGAGTCTTACGACAAGATCACCAAGCCATGCCATCACGCGCTCCTTTTCTTGATGGGGCGTTGAGTTGCGTTTTGCAGCGCAGCGCGAATGCGCTTATCGAGATCGGGCGGAGGGCCGCCGTCAGGCTTCGTTTCGCGTTCCGCGTAGGGCATGAAGTCCGCAGGCACCGATTTATTGCCGTGGACGTTCCAGAGTTGAGAAGCAATGATCCCAGCCCGCAGAT